ATGGAAAACCCTAGTCAAGATCGAAAGTCTTTGGTTACGCCTTCAGTAACCACGACGGCTACGAAAGCACCGTCCGTCCGGATCAAACGGAAGGTCAAGCTCGACGGGAAGTGGACATTCGCCACCATCGCGAAGCGCGGCGAGCGCGTCCTGTGGGACTACGTTCTCGTGAACGATCAACCTCAGAAGGTCGAGGGCGGATCGTTCTTCCTGGAATGGGTGCGCGACGGTCGCAAAATCCAGAAGAGCCTAAGCTCACTCGATCCTGTCTCCGCGATCGATGCGAAGGCTGCCCAGGAAGCGACGCTCGCGCTCCAGTGCCAAGGCCTGGCGGGTGAGGACGCTGTCATCCCTGCCCTGGGTGGTGAGCGATCGCTGCGCGATACCTTCAAAGCTTTTCTGGAGGAGAAACGTCACACGATCAATCAAAGGTCATTCGACAAATACGAGAGGAATTTAGAGCGGTTCTTCCAAAACACGAGCAAGCGCTATGCCTCCCAGGTCACTCGTGAGGACATCATCAGCCACATCCAGTACTTGCTGGGTGCGTGCGATCTCGATAGCCAGACGGCAAAGTCAGACACGATCGTCGTGCTGACGGCATGCCGATGGGGAGGAGCCCAGATCAAATTGAATCGGCGTGACTGGCCACGGGTTGACGAGAAGGATGTGGAGGTCTACGCCATCGAAGACCTCAAGGATTTCTTCGCGGCCACTACTGAAGACGAGCGCGTGATATTCAAGACGTTCCTGCTCAGCGGATTCCGAGATCAGGAGGTGCAATATCTGACGTGGCCAGATGTGGACCTGCGCAAGGGCACTCTCTCAGTGAAGGGCAAGATCGGTCCTCTCGATGCGAACGGCAAGCCGAAGTGGTCGTTCAAGCCGAAGACGCGCGAGGAGAGGACTGTCCCCATCCCTCAAGAGCTGGTGGAGCTACTGAAGGCGCATCGCGAGAAGCAGGCCAAAGGAACTCTGCTGGTGTTCCCCACGCGGACGAGCACACGTACCGGTGACGAGAAGCCGAACAGGCGCTTCCTCCCTCAGACGAAGCAGATCGCGTTCAGAGCGGGTCTGAACTGTGGACGGTGTTATGGCTGGCTGCGAGGCCCGCGTAAAGGGAAGAAGTACACCAGGAAGAAGGTTCAGTGCTGTGATGGACCGACGTGCTCAGAATGGCGGGTGCATCGCTTCAGAGCTACGTACATAACGGAGCTGCTCCGGTCCGGCGTGGACATTCGTACGGTACAGGCTCTCGCGGGACATAAGTCGCTGGCATCGACCATGAAGTACCTCCGGCCTCTTGAGGACGCCAGGCTCACGGTCCAGATCGAGCGCAGCTCGCTAACCGGCCTGTGACCATTTTGCGATTGTGGTAATGCTCGGCCTCATGTGTATAGTCGGCTTCGGTTCATCTGAGTCGCCTATATGGAGGTGCTAGTTATGAGGCTTTGGGTCGCCCTTTGCATGGTGCTTGCTTCGTTCGTTTTCACCACAAGAGCTTTAGCAGAAGAGACAAAAGTTCTACCGCAAAAGGTTTGCGGACAGGCGGTTGTAGCGCACATCAACGGGGATTCCACGACGTACGAGACCAAAGGCATAACCTATACTTCGCCGCCACAATGGAGTGGAGTCGGTAAGGCATATAGCACTTGGTACAGCTTCATAACTCCACCGGCTCCAGCGGGGTGCAAGACAGTTGATACCGAGATAGAGATGGTTGGAGATCGTAGGTGTGATTGGTTTGAAGGCGCAATGCAAGGACACTGGTGGGCGGAATGCAAAGTAGTGGCAACCAGACCAGACGGAAGTGTCGAGGTCCAGTTTCGGATGCAAGGACACGAGTCTTATGAGAACGGTTTTCACTGGGCACCCAACTCTAATTCCATACTCACTTGGATGAGAGAGCCTTCACGCGGGCAATCTGTTGTAAATGTGAATGTGCTTTATCAAAGCGCGAATCCTGCAAAGTGAGTCTCATAGCTCATTGCGGGATTCGACGAGAGGAATGCACATCACAGGAGATTTTGCTTCAGCACCCTGCTGGCTTTCGCGGCGAGCGGGTCACGCTGCCTGAGCCAGTAACCCAGGCTCGATGGGTTGAATCTCCACTCCCCCATAAATTTGAATCCCGGCAGCTTCTTTGAGACGCACCCACGCCGGACGGTCTCCGGGCTGCTCTTGAACAGGACGGCCACATCCTCCAGGGTGAGAGCTGTCGTGCGGGACTCAATGTCTGAGAGCAAGTCGTACATGCGGGGGAATACCCAAGGCCAGGGCGTCCCCCCAAATACGGGGTCCAAAATTCAAACCCGATTAGGTTCATGGCCGCCGTCGATCATCATCCACCTCGGGGTCGCGAAAGGCCAGAATGAGGGACAATCTTTCAGATAACTCTCGGCGTCGCCGGGGCGAAGGTCGTCTCTGCGGGAATCGTCTTGATATGTGTCACCCTCGCGGAGGGAGTTGAACGAGAGCAATCCCGCATTGCAGAGCATCGTCGATACAAGCTGTGTGTGCCTCTCAGTCGGGAGAAGTCCGAGATCGATCAGAAAACGAGTGAACCAGGGATTGTCTGCCCCGAGCCGGATAACCCGGCGATCCGCCCTATCGTAGTAATGCGGGATACCGGAAACCCTGAAGATTTCACCCCTGGATTGCAGATGCGCCTGAATCGTCTCCCATACCTCGCGATCGATGAGGAAGGGCTGGCCGGTCTTGCTACGTATTGCGTCGAGCTTCAGCCTGACTTCATCATGCGTTGTGGTTGGTCGTTGCTTTCTTTTAGTCATTTCGCCTCGGGCCCGCTGGGCTGCTCCAAACATAAGCGGCCCCACCAATCCACGCTTGGATTCCTCTCAGACTTCCGAGGGATTTCAATTGCACCTTTGGGGTGACATATTGGTTAACGCTCTCCAGGGGTTGCCGATTCATGATTTCAATGTTCAAGAGATTGGCAGTGGCATCGTTGTTGGCGCTTGCAGTAATCATCACGTTCGTCGTGATCAGTTCCAAAAATGCAGCCTCACCACATCAGGTCTCAGCCCCTCCTGAAAATGAACCTTCACCACCTCAGGCCCCAGCCCCTCCGGAGAATAAAGTTGAGCCCCAGCAAACCAAGGTAGAGGTGCCGGTGAATTACACATTGCCCCTCTACACAAAGCAGGCCGCACTCGTCTGTCCCTTGGCCGTTGCTTTTGATAACCGCGAAGGCTACGGATTGCAAGGTGCGGTTGATGCCCATTTGTCGATCTTCGGTCATGACGATGCCGTGGAGAAATCGGGTTGCCAAGAATGGCGTGAGGGCCTGCCGATTTCACTCACTGCTGAAGGGCAAAAACAAGCTGCAGAATCGGACGCCGCAAAGACCTGTGACATGGTTAGCTTCACCAACGGGTACATTTTCTCTTGCGACCTGAGAAATGCGAGCGACGAAGAACGGCTAGAACATGCGGAGCAACAGATTGCACAGGTGATGCAAGACCCATCGAAAGTAAGGCTCCTGGAGTGCATGGGAGTGAATCCATGGAAAGAGAAACCTGCTGGATGGACACCCCCCACCGACCAGGAGTGCGCGGCGCTCAAGGCAAAACTCGGCGCTGCTGCTGATGCAAAAGAAGGGACCGCTGTAGAAGAGGGGACCGCTGCACCTGAAACTCCCTCTGATGAGTTGGCAACGCCGACGACGCCCTCGGCGGATGGACACCACTAGGCGGGCATAGAAATCCCGCCCAGGTGTTCTCGACTAGGGGGAAATACCGGCTCGCATGCACGACCCCGAATATGGATGGCGTTTATTTCGCCAGCTCATCAATAATCCGAGCGAACCGGCGCGGATTCTTCTCACACCGCGCCTTGTGGTGGCGTATCTGGCTCGCGCGGAAAAGATCACCGCAGTGGGGACACTGGTGCCAGACAGCCGGACGGCCTTCGTGCGTCTTGCGCAACGCGCGGAGGGCCTTCGCTGCTGCTGATGCTGCGGGGTCGACCTTGGTCATACCGTCGCCTGCTTCCGCACCATGTAAGCCTCGACCTCATCCGCCTGCCGCAGCCACTTGATGATGCCGCGAACGTGACGCTCTGCGCGCTTCCTGAATGCGCTGTCGATCTTCGTCGCGCCGTAGATGAGCTGTACCGACTTTTGCTTGTGCCAGTTCTCGCTGCCCTTTGTGACCGGCGTGTGGAACTCATCGAACTCGCTCTGGATCGCAGACCTAACCTCGGCGAGGGAAGACCGTGACAGCTTCTCGGTCTTCGCGACGGTGGTGACGGCGGCCTGGAGCGCGTCCAGAACCGGGGCGGTGGTGTTGAACTGCTCGGTGACCTGTTTGATCACCAGATTGACGATGCTGGTGTGCATGCGCTTGGATATCAAGCCTTGCAGCTTTGCATTGTCGCTGAGAGCGGGCAGATACGTCCCGGCCACTGCTGACTTGATCTCCTGACGCTGCGCTGCCGACACATTCCCGATCTTGGCGGCGATCTGCTCGGTCATCGTCTCAACGTTCTTGATCATCGCCTTCTGGGTTTTGCTCATCTCTGAAAGTTCCTTCGCTGCCTTCTTGGTTGCCATCTGGTCTCTCCTCAATTTTTCGTGCTTACATCTATTCAGATGACATTTGTACGTAATAGTTGCGACTCACTTGTGGATATCTTTCCTACGCTGCCCGGCGGACGAACACGCCACCACCGTGACGAGAGACCTCCTGGTACATGAGCACCCAGGACCTGTAGTCGGCTTCGTCCTTAAGCCTTTTGATTTTGCCTGGATGGTCAGCGTGGGTCGGCAGCTCATCCCAGGTCGCGAAGTACCAAACACCGGGGTGGCTCTCCAGCTCGTCCAATAGGTGAGCATGAGCGGTGGGTACGGAACCGAGCTGTGAGCATTCTTCAGGTGTTGCAGGTCGCATGGTGTTGCCTCCTACTAAAAGTGATCTACAGGTGTGGAACTGATTCGGGCAGGTCTCAAGCGGCAGCCATCTCAGCCTCGACCTCGGCGCGCGTGTCCTCTTCGTCTTCTTGAGCGGTTGTGTCTGGGTAAGGCTCGATCTCCGTGACCTTTGCTGACTCTTCGATTCGCGCGAAGAGGGATACCAAAAGTCCCGGTGAGTCAGCTTTTTTAAGGAGGTTTATCCACGACGAGTCGTCTTCGAACGCCCAATAGAGAGTCGCGTATGGGTCTTCAACCTTAATTTTGTGGAGGGGCATGAACTGGGAAGGGTGCCACTGCTTACCTGTGGCCTTATTCGTCAGCATCGCAGCGGCCTCATGTAGAGGCATCGCTATCAGGTAACTGCCGTCCGCCAAAACATCGATCAGCAAACCGTGGGGTTTGAGGAACTCGCGCGCCACGTCGAGATCGAATGACTCCGGAAAAGATTCTCGGCTGTAATAACCCGCGCCTAGCTGCTCCTTTATGGTGTCGATGTCGCGCTCCAGGAACGCCTGCAGCTCCGGATCGATCTGCGCTGGCTCGGTGACCTTCGGCTCCGGGGCGACCAGGTCAAGGCCGCTCATGTCCTCATGGACCACCTCGGAGGGCTCCGGAACAGCTTCGTCGGCTGCCTGCTCCGTGGGCTCCTGAAATTCTTCGCTCCACTGGTCGCCGATGGGAAACACGACGAGGTCGTCCCCGCTCTGATCTTTCGTTGATTTCCTCTCAACCGGCACATAGGTGAATTTTTCCTGTGCGATCAGCGGCCAGTTCATGTACGTCAGCCTTGGCTCGTCATAGCGGTAGTCGATACGGCGAGAGATAAGCTCCAATTTCTTCAGTTTGGCCAGGGAGCGGTGAACAGAGCGACTGCCGAGACCGGTCATCTGCGCGAAATAGTCAATAGACAGCTTCATCACCTGGTTTGGCTGATCCTTCCAGCACCTATCAGCCAGGGCGACCAGTACAAAGCGGTCGGTGCTCGTGAGTCCGTGGCGGCATTGGAGGGCCATGTCGACCCTCTCGCCGTGGAATGGTTTAACCGCTGTCCGTTCATTGTGCTTCGAATTCTTTGGCATTGTGTGTTCCCTCTACCCAGAGGTGCGTATCGAGTTTTTTCTTGTTCACTTTGTTTTTGTGCGGACGAACAGGAACTCGGCCTCGACGCGTGTCTGGACGGACAGGTTGTTCCGGCGGCCAGCTCCATGGACGTTTACCTGCTTCTGGTGATTGCTGGCTCCGGGGAGGTCGGTCAACGGCACATTGAACCAGGTGTCGGGATGGGCAGTCAGGGTCTCGATCAAGGGTGTCCAGTCGTGGGGCTGGCGGGCGGATGTGGGGACGGCGGGCGTGATCTTCATGATGTTCTCCTGTGGCCGCGTTGCGACTCACACCCTGGGTTACGTAGTTCGTTTTTGTCTTAACTGTGTTTTTGTGCGGCGCGGCCAGGGGGACCAGGGGAACGGGCGGGCGGCGGGCGCTGGGACTGTTCAAGGGATGTGCAGACAGGGATGGATGCTTGTCCATCACCACTCCGGGGGTGCTGGGGGCCTTGCCCCCGGCAGGTATGCAGGGCAACTTAATTTGATTCCAATCAAATGTTCAAATCAAACGACCCGACCGTCTACCTTCCTGCCTGCCCTGTCTGCGCAGCAGATAGTTAGACAGTCTGTTAGGGACTCGCTTATGGATTCAATTGAGATTCTCTTACACATCCCTTATGTCTGCCACTGAGTCCATGAATTTCGACTCACAGTCCAAACCATCGACTCAGAGTCGACGAAATGGACTCACAGTCGAGACCATCGACACAGAGTCCATGAATCTCGACAGAGAGTCGAACCTACCGGACGCACTAGTAGAGGACCCATCCAGAGCCCTGCCCAACCTTATATATAGGTGCTGCCCAACATCGGCACGGTCAGAAAATAATCCCTGGAATATTCCAACTACGTCACCCTGACCGGTATCTCTCTCCCAGCCAAATCCCACACTGGAAACCCAGACATGCTCAAACTCAAAATCGTCCGCGCCTCCGAAGCTCCGCCAGCCCTGTACACGCACACAAATCGTAATGATGACTGGGACGCGCTTGCTGAGAAACTTCAAGACATACAAGTGGGGGACTGGATCGAGATACCCCTGGACGCTTTCAAAAACAAGACGACATACCAGAAGCGTACCAATGTCCACAAAGCAATGGCTGCACGCAAGCTGACCGTCATCACCCGTGTCCTTGGTGCAAACCTGTACGTCCGCTGCCGCACTGACAAGGACCCACAGAGAAATCCAAAGAAGAAGTAACGATCGGACTTTCTGACCCTATGTAGAGGAACAAAACGTCATGCTCATCATCATCTTCCTGACCGCTCTCGCCCTTGGATGTATCGCCGCCCGCTGGTACCTGGCCACCGCACGCGCTAAACGTGCTGAAGCCGACGCTGCCTTCTGGGAATCGCAAGCTGAACGCTGGCGGGATGACGCGACCTTATGGCGGGAAGAAGCCCTGTCACAGCTCAGCACTGGCGGGGTGACTGTCATCCGGATCAACGCCCTCGCCGACCGCATGGACAAGGTAGCAACCAAGCTCAACGCTGCGACGCGGGTAGCCAAATGAAGGTCGCCAATATTGAGGAGCGACTCGACCAGACTGAGCACATCAGCCCTGCAGAGCGCGCGATGCTGCGACTCGGCCAAGGCCTGGGATTCCTGACACCGGCACAAGTCGGGGAACGGATCGCTAGCCCCGCATCTGCTTCTTCTCCTTCTCAAACTCGATGAGCTTCTCCAGCAGTTTCTTAATGTCGATGAGATGCCACGCTATAAGGCCATAGCAGAGGGGAACGAGCAGCCACATTGCGGAATTATGATCATGCATGCGCGAGATTGTAACGCAAGCCCCTCACAGGCCGATCGACTTCAGCAGCACGGCGAGCCTACCTAGAGCCAGCAGGACGCGCAATAAAACACCGGCGTAATCGATCCAGGTCTTCTTGCGACGTTTGCCGCCGAAGTCGAAGTTACCGCCGATCCGGAATGTGATGTTGCCCTTCACAAATCGAGGATGGCACAAAGAAGCACCGCCAACTACAACCAACTTTATGACTCGCTAGAGGGATGCGTGCCAAAAAGTGAGTCCACACTGAATTCGACAAACGGACTTCCCACCCCAAGGTAGGAGGCCTCGTCATGGCAAAGGTTCGTCACAACAAAATCATTAAGGCGGGGGATACTGCAATCCTCGTCCTGGGGAAATGGTCGGCAATAATCGACACCGCAGATATCCCTCTCATTCAACAGTTCACGTGGTCAGCCGATCGCATACGCCGCACTGGCAAGCGAGCCGTCAGAACCCAGATCCTGCACCGCGACGGACCCTATGCACTCCGGTTGGGTCGCATGCTCACAGGAGCGGGGTACCACGAGCGCGTCGAGTACCTGGACCGCAACCCCTTCAACAATCGCCGTAGCAATTTAAGGACGGTCCCCCGTGGCTAGACCAACTTACGATCTCAAAGAGGACTGGACAGAAAAGCAACTCAAGCGAGCTGACTCCCCTGCAGCGATAGTGAACAGTCTCCGTCGCGCCGAATCCCTGAGCCCGGATCAGCGCATCATGGACCGCGCCGTCCTCTGCAACGAAGCGAGGGCCCGCGACATCATCGCCGCCTGGGAACCTCGACTCGGTTACAAACACCTGATCGTCACCGTGGAGGCGTCCATAGATGCCTAACCTCATGTTCGACTGCCGCCATCAAGCGCTGCTCTGTCCAGCCTGCGCTGAGGAGTTCGAAGTCCCGACATCCGCCTTCCGCAACCCGGAGCAGATGGTCGTTTTGACAGAGCGAATCACCCGGGCCCATCACTGCCGAAAGCAGAAACAGGCCAGAGCACACAAGCGCCAACAAACCACCCCGGTACCGGTGATCGACAAATGGAAGCAACTGTGGGCAGCATACGAGGCCACCCATGCCTAAGAATGAAGAATGGAAGCAAGACCCAGCCGCTCTTATGGCAGAGGTCAAAGTGCACGTGGGTCGCTTCTGCCGAGACAAGAGGATGGACGCAGACACACGGCAGGACATAGCACAGGACATCACCCTCGCCCTGTGGAAGAGACTGCAGCAGCCCGGCATCAAGAACCTGGACGCGCTCATTCATACGTACACACGCAACCGCCTCCAGGACTGGCGTCGATCCCATGTGCGTCGAGACCTAGATCAGGTGGGTGAAGAGAAAACAGCAGAAGAGTATGAGCCAGAGGTCACCTCCACACAGGACAACATCGGCACACACTACGTTCGCATTCTTGAGGCGGCCAAAGGAGTGCTTACAAAAGAGCAGATCGATCTGATGCTCCAGGGGTATACGGTGGAAGAGATCGCGGAGAAGCAAGGGATCAAAGTATCCACCCTACGCAACAGGATCGCCACACTGAGAAAAAGAAACAAAATGGCAGCCGCCGCATAAAAAAGTTCTCACTTACGCGGTCTTACGTATAGAGAGCAAAAAGCTGATCGCCAGGTCAGCGCGTCTGTCCACAACTGCCCAGCAGAACACTGACACCGACTTAGCTCCTCGCCTGTCCTAGACCGGCGAGTCATTTAAGGTCCTGCGGGCGACCGTCGTCGTAAGTATTCAGAAGCGAGAAAAAGCCCGCATAAATATTGAACTCGGTCGGTCCCGAGCTTGATCGGGCGAGCACGTAGGTTTTTCTCATACGAGATATCGTGCACAGCGCTGGTGGAAGTCCGGCGGATAAAGATTGAGAAAGACCAAGTCACAGGCTTATGACGAGCCTCTCCTCCTTGGTCTCCACCCAGGGGCAGGTCTTACCCAGCCATGCGTTGTACCTGCCCAGGGGTGATTCCATGATCGCGTTCGAAACACTCCTACACTTCCTGCTCACGCTGCTGGCCGTCGCCTGGCTGATGCAACAAGTATTCCTGCTCTCGCTCATAGGACTCCTCACATGTCTAAGATATTCGCTGCCCTCCAAGCTGCCATCCAGGTCCTGAACGGAATTGAAATGCAGGTATGGGCTATTGTCATCCTGGCCATCGGTGCTGGACTCATTGCAATACATCAAGCCGAGCATGGAAGCATGATCGTAGGTGGATCGCTCGCACTCTTGCAGCACAAGCAAACTGATCAGAAATAGACCACTTCACGCAGTAGTAGGTAAGGAGCCGATCCGACGGCGGAAACAAAGGAAGAATCGCCGATGCCAGCAGGAATCAGATCGCACACCCTCACAAAGAAAAAGAGGCAAATATTCCTCGACAGCCTGTCCGAGGGAATGACGGTCACCGCTGCGGCAAAAATGGCGGGGTATCACCGGCGCTACATGTATTCGGTTCGTGATGAGAATCCCGAGTTTGCGATCGAGTGGGATGACGCGGTTCAGCAAGGATTAGACCTGTTAGAGGAAGAAGTCCGGCGTAGAGCGACTGGCTACCAGGAAGATCTCGTATACCAGGGCAAGAAAACAAAAGAGCAAGTTACCCGTCACAGCGACATCCTGCTCATGTTCCTGATGAAGGCCAAGCGGCCCGAGTTCAAGGACAACAATAAGGTTGAGATCCAGGTAGGCGACAAGCTGGGCGAGCTTATGGACGCGATCTCCGGTAAGGCTGAAGAGCCTGCTGAGGTTCCTGTCTCCGAGCCCACAGAAGAGTCTGCAACTTAGTTTTTGTCCCAAGTGTCTAATGTCCAGAAGTAATTACTAATGGACAGAGGACACCGGTCATGGTAAGTGCACGCCAAACGAAGATTTCAGACGTAGATTCTCGACACACTAATGGACACCCACTTCGGGTGGGCATCTACTGCCGCGTCAGCACAACCGACCAGCAGACGCTGCCCATGCAAGAGGCTGCCCTGCGCGAGTATGCCGAGCACCGTGGCTGGGAAGTGGTCAAGGTGGTAGCAGAGAAGCGCTCCGGTGCTAAGACAAGGCCGCAGCGTGAGGCGCTCCTACAGGCCGCCCGTCGCCGCGAGATCGATGTCATCGCCGTGTGGAAGCTGGACCGGTGGGGCAGAAGCCTTGCGGATCTGGTCACGTCTCTCGAAGAGCTGATCGCCCTGGGCATCGTCTTCGTGTCCTACACGGAAGCCATCGACCTCAGCACTCCCTCGGGACGTGCGATGGCCGGAATGCTGTCCGTCTTCTCCACGTTCGAGCGTGACGTAATCCGCGAGCGTGTGCTGGCCGGTCAGGCATATGCGAGGTCGAAGGGTGTGCAGTTCGGACCACCACGGACCTCCTCTCTGCGCACCGACGAAGTTTTAGAGCTACACCAGCAGAACGTTCCGAAGGCTGAGATCGCCCGTCGTCTGGAGATTCCGAGAACGAGCGTGATCCGGATCATCAAGGACGCCGCATAACGCACCACCAAGATTCAACAGCGCCCCAAACGGCATACAATACGGTCGTGAACAACACTCAGTTCATCACGCTGTTAATCGTCATCCTGGGCAGTGTCCTGTTCCAGTTTGCCGGTTTCTTTTTCCTCTTCAATAGCGTGGCACAGGTACGTTCCGAACTTGCCGGTCGTATCGACCGGATCGCTGACGACTTAAAGCGATCGTGAACCACACGAGCAGCGATGCTCGGAATCGTAGGTGCAAGGTAGGAGCGGGGTGGTCATCCTCCTGTGACCCTGCACAAGAGCCCGACCACGATCAGCCCGTTAGTGGCTGCCTAGCGATGCGGTAGAGCTGTTTCAATATGAGGCCCATGTAGATCGCACCTTCGTTCCTGTGCTCTCTGATCTTCTGCTGCAGCCAGATAATCTGGCTCGGATCGATAGCCTTCGCAAGTTGCGCCTCATAGCGGTTGACCTCTTGTTGTTCGACAAAGAGCTTTCTTAGCCAATCTCGAATTGCGTCTTCAATCATCATCGGAAATCCTCCGCTGAGATAGATGTAATTTCCGATGGATTCCTGCAGTTATTTTCAAACACCGAGGTAACCCAAGGCCTGCCCCAACCGGCGGGCTTTCGCATTTCTAGGACGTAAATCCTGCTACTCGCTGTTGGAGGTCCTGTCCTTTTTCATGTCGACCTCGGCCTGTCTGTATCCAGCCATGAAAGCCGGTGACGGCTTCGCATTCGGCTCAAACGGCTCGCCGCCTAAATAGAACGCATAGCCGTTCCGAAATTCAACTTCATCGAGTGCCTGCTGCTCGAACCAATCAGCCTTCTTGACTTCTTTCGGGGTCATTTGCCTCATTATGCATCCCTTCTCCCCTAAGGCCAGAGCGTTCATTAAGCGCAGACCTGAGGACGATCGGACCATCAACATCCTCCAGGGCGCTACCCGTAGCGGCAAAACATTCGCCTGCATACCCAAGATCCTGGCCCTCTGCCGTTACAAGGTAGACGGTCACCGTGTCATCTGCGGCGTCACCAAGCAGACGGTTTACAAGAACTTCCTGGCCCCGCTGTTCGACATCGTCGGCCCGAAGAACTACAGCTACAACAAGAATAGCGGCGAGCTGACCCTATTTGGAGTCAAGTGGCTGGTTGAAGGCGCTGCCGATGAAGGCGCAGTAAAACGGCTTCAGGGACTTACCATCGGCGTATTGGTGATTGATGAGATCGCCAACATACCCAAGGTCGTGTTCGAGATGCTTTACTCTCGAATGTCGCCCAAGGGAGCGCGGCTTTACGCTAGCTGCAATCCGGCGAGCAGTTACCACTGGTTGAAGACGGAATGGCTGGACAATCCTGAGAAGGCTCAGGACATCTGGACCGAAGTCTTCTACATGACGGACAACCTGTCCCTCGATGCAGCGACCAGGGCCCGATACGAGCGCAGCTTCACCGGTGCCTTCAAGCGCCGCATGATCGGCGCTGAGTGGTGCAACGCTGAAGGCGCGATCTACAGCGATGCGTGGTCGGATGCGGTCCTGTTCGACGAGCTGCCGCTGGCACTCCAGAACGACCGGAACCACCTGGCGCGTTACTGCGCTGTGGACGCGGGAACACGAAACCAGACGGTGTTTCTGGACATCATCGACGACGGCACCACGCTCTGGCTCACCCGTGAGTACGTCTGGGACAGCGCCAAAGAGAAGCGCCAGAAGACCAACGGCCAGTACGCCGATGACCTGCAGACGTTCCTGAAGCTATCGCCGACGGCACTGGTCATCATCGATCCATCCGCTGCGAGTCTCAAAACAGATCTGGTACAGCGCGGCATCTGGCACGGCGATGCCGACAACGACGTTCTGCCCGGCATTCAAGCCGTCGCCACGATGTTGGCCACCGGCAGGCTGAAGGTACACCGGTCCTGCACAAATTTGATCGGCCAGATGGTCGATTACGCGTGGGACGAGGATGCCTGCAAGCGCGGCGATGAAAAGCCGCTCAAGGTCGCCGATCACGGTCCTGACGCGCTTCGCTATTGCGTTTACACGCAGATCCCGGCTTACCGGCTGGCTATGGCCATGGCCGCATAACTTAGGGCACCACGCCCTGCATAAGGGCACCAATGCCGAAGAAATCTACGACAGCACAGGCCCGGGACTCTAGTGGCCGGTTTGTCAGCAAGACCGTGGCGCAGGCCGAGGACGCTTACAGCAATGTGCCTGCCCGTATGGGCTACGGAACGCCGAATCTGGTCGACGGCTCCGAGTGGATCAACACCCGGTTCAGCAACGACTATCAGACGCTGCTCGCCCTGTATCGGTCGAACTGGATCGCACGCAGGATTTGTGACGCACAGCCTCAGTATGCGTTGAAGGCTTGGCCGACGATCACCAGCGACATTCCCCAGGACGACCGAAAGAAGTTAGATCGGACGCTTGCACGCACCAAGACGAAGGACCAGCTCCTGACCACAATTCAGTGGGCTAGATTATTTGGCGGCGCTGGTGCCCTGCTCTGTATAGCTGGCCAGGAAGATATGCTCGACCAGCCGCTTGACCTCGACTCGATCGAGATCGGCAGCTTCAAAGGCATCATTCCGTTTGACCGCTGGAGTGGCATCACGAACAGCACGAAGATCTGTTCGGATATCTCGAAGCCTTTGCAGTTCGGCAAGCCCGAGAGTTATCAGGTTCATCCGCCAACCGGGGGCGCTTACTTCGAAGTTCATGCCAGCCGGATTCTCCGTTTCACCGGGCCGATGGTTCCGTCTCCTGAGTACCAGGCGCAAAGCTACTGGGGCATTTCGGTCCTGGAGTTGGCGCACGAAACGCTGAAGATGGTTGATTCGGCCCTGTGGTCCATTATCAACCTGCTTTTCCGTGCCCAGATCCTGTCCGAGAAGAATCCGGAACTAGCCCAGATGCTCGCTGGTGCTGGTTTGAATCAGCAGTCACTGCAAATGTTCCAGAAACGGATGCAGGAGAAGAATCACCTGATCTCGAATCAGGGACTGAACATCATCGGCAAAGATGGTGAGTTCTTCAGTTCGCAGTACAGCTTTGGTGGTGTAGCAGACGTTCTGCAGCAGATCCAGCTCTTCGCAGCCGGAGCCGCTGAGACGCCCGTATCAATCCTGTTCGGTCGTACGCTCTCCGGCCTCGGCCAGAGCAACGATGCCGACCTTCAGATCTTCGAAGACCGCATCGCGCAATGGCAGAACTCTGACCTCCGCCCGGTGCTTGAGCAGCAGCTTTACCCCGTTGTCTGCATGTCGGAGTGGGGAGAAGTCCCTGACGATCTCGACCTCGACTTCCCGTCTATCCGAACGCTGACCGATAAGGACAAGCGCGACCTCGAAAAGGCCGCGAGTGAATCCATCTTTGGCCAGTTCGATCGCAGCCTGTACGGAAAGAAGTCGGCCTTGACCGCGTTTAAGCAGCTTGCCGATGCGCTCGGCCTCAGCACGCCGATCACGCAGGACATGATCGACGCCGCCACCGATGACGCTCCTGAGCAGGGTGATGTGCCGCTGGAAGGCCTGAATGAAGAGGACGAGCCAGTGGAAGCAGCCGAGAAGAATTGAATCGGCGTATCAGCAAGCTCTGTTCGAGTTCCTGAAGTCGCCAACCGATGAGGCCGCCAACAGGATTGCCTCATCGATGGTGACCGCTGTCCGGGTGCGGAATGCACAAGGCTGGCGGGCAGCAGCGAACGAATCGACGAAGTCCCGCCTGATCCACCGGCTCCTGATGCAGGAACTGAATGGCCCGGTCGGGTATGAAGTTACTCGGCTGGTACGCGAGAACGCATCGCGGATTCGCACCTTGCCACTGGACATCGCGGAGAAGACGAACGCCTTCATCGCATCGCAACAGCGGCGCGGTATGCGCTCCGAAACGATTACGAAAGAGTTACAGGAACGGCTCCCAGAGATGCAGGCCGCTTCGGTGCGCCTTCTAGCACGAACTGAGACGGCGAAGTCCGAGACCGCAGTTACGCAGGCACGAGCCCAGAGCATCGGCGTGCATTGGTACCAGTGGGCCACAAGTGAAGACGGCAGAGTCCGGCTTTCGCACCGGAAGATGGACGGCGTCATCTGCCGCTTCGGCGACGATCCGAACCCTGAAGCGCTCGCTGGTGAGAAGTCAACGCTGGGCCATTACGCGCCTGGTGGTTGCCCAAATTGCAGGTGCCTGGCATTGCCGCTGGTGAGCCTCGATGAGGTGAGCTGGCCTGCCCGCGTGTACCACAACGGCTCCATCACGCGCATGACGCGTAAGCAATTCGAGCGAATAGCTGCATAAGGACCACCATGGATTATTTCGGCGTATCGCTTTCAGAAAATATTGCGAAAACGCCTGAGGGCTACGTCATCTGCAAAGACGTAGTTATCGGTCGCACCGGATACCAGGACTATCGCGTCAGCCAGCTTTCGAAGGCGCAGCTACGTGACCTCGGACTGCTGGAGCGCTTCTCCGATCCGGACGAAGTCGTACAGGTGTACCGCTCTGCGGAGCAAGTATTCGCACCGGCCACCATCGCCTCTTTCGAGGGGAAGCCGGTCACGGACCTGCACCCGAAGAAGTTTGTCGATGCGGAGAACCACGCTGACCTGCAGCGCGGCCACATCCAGAACATTCGCCGTGGAGACCAGCCACTGAGCAACGGGGACATTCCCATGCTCGCGGACATGATCATAACGGACCCCGATCTAGGGGACGACGTTTTGCAGCGCCGCAAGAGAGAACTCTCCTGCGGGTACGACTACAAGCTCTCTTGGGACGGCACAAAGCTTTCTCAGGAAGACATTTATGGCAACCACACGGCAGTCGTCCCCAAAGGGCGTGCTGGCGCGGAGGCACGTATCAACGATGCTGCCGATATCCCAACACCCATAAGGAAACAAAACATGAACATCAAAGAATGGTTCTTCGGTCCCGGCATCACCGCGATGGCCAAGGACAGCGTAGACCCGAAGCAGATCGCTGCTGCGGCCCGTGCCTTTGCCAATGACGAAGAGGTTGAAGAGAAGCCTGAGCCCAAGAAGGAAGAGCCGAAGGCAGAAGACGCCGATCCTCTTGCCGAAATCCGGGACTCGCTAAAGAGCCTGTGCGACCGCATGGATGCGTACGACAAGGCCAACGAAGCCAAGGACGAGGAAAAGCCCGAAGAGGCCAAGGACGAAGAGTCCGAGGAGCAGGAAGCCGAGTCCGAAGACGCCGATGAGGACGAAGAGGAAGAGGGCAAGGGTGAGGATGCATTTATCGAGCCTGCCGTCTCCGAGTCTGATCTGATCAAGTCCCTCCGTCCGCACATCGCTCGCTCGAAGGATGCCGCTCTCAAGGCGGAGTTCAACAAGCTGATCGCGCAGGCGAATGACTCCCAGCGCGGAGGCTCGCCTAAGGGCGCTTACGGCAAGGTTCAGGCCGCAGCCGGTAAGAAGTCGGCAGCCGCTCTGGATGCAGCAGACGCTCGCGAAGCAAATATCGCACGGCTCAATGAGCGTGCACAGGCTGCATTCAGCGGCCAGAAGGCAGGTAAGTAATGTCGTTCGGAAAAGTAGTTCCCGTAAAGGGCCTGGTAGGTAGTTTCCCCGGCCACGTCTCCCGCCTCGGCCCGCTGAACATCACGGCGCGTCAGGTTCTGCCCACCACCCCCAACCCGATTCAGTTCGGTCAGGCAGTGGTCATCAACCCTGCGACCAACACGTATCAGTCGGTAGCGGACTTCATCAATGGCGGGGGGACGATGACCTCGGCCCTGTTCGCGGGCATTGCCGTCGAAGAAGTGAAGACGACCGGATCTTACCCGTACTCGGCCAATGGAACCACCGGCGCGTACCTGCCTGGCGACCAGGCTGAGGTCCTGAACTTCGGCACCATCAGCGTGGCGGTCAACGTGGGCACTCCCCAGTCCCAGGGCGCGGTCTACGTCCGCACCTCGGCGAACGGCGCGAACACCATCATCGGCGGCATTGAAGCCACGGCGGACGCGGGTCACCAGGTGACTCTCACCGGCGTTGTGTTCAGCTCCGGCGTTCTCGACTCCAACAATGGTGCCGAGATCACTTTGCTCAACCGCGTCGCGGCCTAAGCACCAAAGAAACCATGGCGGCCTAATCCCACTGGCCGCCTAAGACCCACCCAGAAAAAGGACATCACAATGATCAAGCGCACATCACGCTCGCAGGCGCAGGCCTTCGACGCCGCCGGTCCTTCCGGCAAAGTATTCCTGTCGAGCGCGTTGACGCTCATCGACCCCATCGTAACCCTGCCCCTGATGGCGCAGACCGCCGAACGCGACATCTTCATTCGCTACGGCGGCGGTTACAGCGACAGCATACAGGCCTGGAACGTCAATTATGGCGATCCGACTGCCGGTGATGCCGCGCTCCAGGGCACCAACAACACCTCCGCAGGCGTGGTCGACGTTGACCTGCAGGCAGAAACCTGGGACGCGAAGCTCTGGACGAAGTCTTTCTTCATTTCGAAGATGGACCTTGGCCGCATGCAGCAGGCGAGCACCGATGGCCGTCAGCCCCCGGTTGCCCTCCAGCAAATTTACAACGACGTGATCGATGCCACCTGGCGCAAGTACCGCGACCAGATCGTGTACATCGGTCGCCAGAACACCCCGGGCCTCGTGAACAACCCCAACGTCGCTGCCACCACGGTCAGCGCTGCGTGGTCTGCGGACGGCACCACTCCGCTCGAAATGCTCACCGATCTGAACTCGTTTCAGAATCAGGCGCTCGCTGCGTCCGGTTATGACGCGGCACAGGGCATGCCCAACCGCATGCTGATCCCGTACAGTGTCTTCGGTGTTCTGTCGCAGCCGATGAACTCCGCAGCTTCGATCTCCACGATCGACTACCTGGAGAAGTACTGCATCGCGACCAAGGCGGGCGCTGATTTCAAGATCATGCCGCTGCCTGATCCGTGGCTGGCTGGCCAGGGTGTCGGTTCGACTCTTCGTTCGGTGATTTACCGCAACGAGCAGGCCGCGCTCGATGTCTGGATTCCCATGCCACCGCAGGTGTCCGGTGTGTACCCGTCCGAGCGCAACGGCGGCGGATACACCACCATATTCCACGGCAACGTGGGTCCCGTTCGGTGGAAGCGCGAAACCACAGCCCTCTACGCGGACGGTATCTAATGCAGATCACGTCCACGCGCACGCTCCTGTTCAAGGTGAAGGGTCAGCCGGATTTCGTCCTGCGGCCCTCACCTCGCCCCGTCTTTGCCCCCGACTACATCCGTGGTTCGAAGCTGTTCCAGATGGCCGTGTACGACAAGACCATCGAGCAGTTCATGCCTGCTGTTCCGGTAGTCGATGTGGCCGCTGTTGCTGCTAAGGCTGCTGCTGATGCCGCCGCGAAGTTGGCTGCCGACAAGGCCGCTGCCGATGCAAAAGCTGAAGCAGACGCCAATGAGAAAGCCGAAGCGGACGCAAAAGCTGCTGCCGAGAAGGCCGCTGCGGATGCGAAAGCTGCCGCTGAAGCAGAAAAGCCAGAAGCAAAGCCAGCCAAGGGTAAGTAATGCCGATTTCCGACTACAATTCGCTGCTCGCGTCCATCAACGGGGCAGCGAATGTAGCTTACGGCTCCAACCCGCCATATGGTGCGGCTGACTTTGCAGCGCTGTATCCGAAGTTCACCGGCGCACCGGCTCCAATCTCACTCACGACCACGGTCGGTGAAACGGACTGCACCCTGGCGGCTGAGAACTCATCTCTCGTGGCCGGTCTGCTCATCGCGGGCCTGGGCATTGCGCCTGGAACCACGATCGCGAGTGTTGACGGCACAGACCTTGAGCTATCGCTCCCTGCGACGGCATCAGGCTCGATCTCGGCGAACGTCTACCTGACTCCGCTGGTACCTGTGCCTGTGGTCAACGCTTTTGTCGCGCTCGCATCAGCGTGTCTGGTGCAGGCTCGTTATCAGGAGCTGTGGCCTGTGGCAATGGGCTGGTTCATCGCTCACTTCCTCACTCTCTATCTCGATACCGATGGCAACCCCGCTGCAACGGCGGCGACTGCAGCAGCGCAGGGTGCGGCCAAGGGCATCATGACCGCGAACTCCGCTGGTGATGTGAGCGTGAGCTACCAGGCGCTTGAAGGTCTGGATGGCTGGGCTGCCTGGACTCTGACGAAGTATGGTCAGCAGTTCGCCACAGTCGCAAAGATGATCGGCTCGGGAAGCATGTACATCTGGTGAAAGCCTCAGTCACAGTCACGCGCACGAGTGGACAGCAGCAGTTTGCCGCGCGTCTCGAAAAGCTCAAGAAGGCGGAAGTCCTCGTCGGCATTCCACAAGACAAGAGTCTGCGGACGACGGGCGAAGTCACCAACGCACAGCTACTTTTTATCCACACCAACGGCTCACCGCTACGCAACATCACTGCTCGTCCAGTCATCCAGCCCGCGATCAAAGCACCCGACAATGCAAAGCGGATCTCCGCCGAGCTGAAGCAGGCGGCGCAGTCGATCCTCGAAGGTGATCCGGATGCGGCACATCAGCACCTGGAAAAAGCGGGCACGCTCGGCGCGAATGCCTCCAAGCGGTGGTTCACCGATCCCCGGAACGGCTGGCGCGGCAATGCGGAGAGCACCATCGAGGCCAAGGGCAGCGATAAACCACTGATTGACACCGGCGAATTACGCCGCGACCTGACCTACGTGGTGAAGGACTAAGAATGAAGAAGATCATCAACATCGCGGTCCTAGTCCTCGTCTGCTTCGCGCTTACCGCGTGGGGTCTGACCACTGTGACTGGTCAGCACATAATCAATTCCGTCATCGATTCGACCACGATTGGTGCAACGATCCCGGCAACGGTGCGCGCAACCACCTTGGCGGCCACGGCGCAGCCGTTGAGCACAATCCCCGGCAATAGCACCTACCTGTCGTGGAACGGCACCAATGGTGCTGGCGAGTCAGACTTCTTCGACAATTACGGTGCGTCAACCGGCGGGTTCTACTGGTTTGCTACAGGCAATGATCGTAGTGGTGGATGGTCCTCATCGGCTCCGCAAATGACTCTGAATAAGAGTGGGCTGCTCTTCAGCGCTGGCGGATATACGACACCGAGTTCTGTTACCGCAGGCAGCGGCTTCTTTGGAAACCTAAATGGCAACGCCAGCACGGCCACCGCAGCCAACACCGCGAGCGCATTCGACCACACACCTGCAGGCTGCACAGGGATCAATACATTCGCCAGCAGCATCGACAATGCTGGCGACCTTGGCTGCGGACATACCGCTGTGGTGCGCAGTCTGGTCACCGCAGCTTGCACGACCGGCTCTGCATCTTATTCGACCTGCAATACCCCAGCGACCGACTGGTCATCGCCCTTCCCGGCTGGTGCGACAGTGCATGCGACGTGTTCGCTCGCTACCGCGAGTGATCCACGCGCTTCTGTTGGAGTCCTGTCAGTTGTGAACGGTACGGGCATCATCGGGACCATCGTCACCGAGGGAAGCGTATCGGTTACAGCTTCTCTGGAGTGCATCGGCGTTGAGGACTAAATCATGATCGATGTTTCCATGGTCCTTCTGAATCCCGATATCTGCGAGTCGTTCACCGCGCAGCGGTCATCTGGCCAGTTCGGTGATGATGGCCGATTCGCAAGTCAGACCACGGATATCCCTCTCTACGGATCAGTGCAGAAGCCCGACGCGAATACGCTGCAACAAGTTGATGAAGGCGATCGCGTCACGGGAGCCCGCGCGTTTTATTCGATTTCGCCGATGTATGAGACGCGAGCGGGTGATAACGCCGGACTCAGCGACCTTCTTGTGCACCGTGGGCAGAAGTACCGCGTCGCCAAGGTATGGGACTGGTCAAATTTTGGCTATTGGCACGCATACGCGGTTCGCCTCTCGGGTGCGTAAAACATGAGCACGACAACGACGTTCAGCTCCGGGCAAACACTCACGTCGTCGGCCCTGACCCAAACGGAGGCTGAGAATGCGATCCAGTCACTGTTGGTTCAGGTGCTCGATGTTCCCGGATCAACCGTCCGCCCCTCGTGGCCTACGGCTGGCGCTCCTGCGTTTGATATCACGGATGATGTTTGCTTCTTAAAAGCAACGCTCTCAAATGACCGAGTCAATCGATCCAGAGACACAGCCCATACGGGAAGTGGAGAAACGCTCACCGTCACGGTGACTTACCTCCGCGTCTGGGACATTGGATTGGCCCTATACGGACCCAACAGCTTTGATCGTGCTCGCCTGATCAAGTCCGCATTACTCATGGGTTGGACGCAGCGGTCACTAGCCACCAACAATCTGGCACTCGTGCTCGACATGGATGACCCACGCCGCCTGCCAGAATTATTCGCGTCACAGTGGTGGGAACGATCCGACTTCTCATTCCGGCTCAATGAGCTTGTCACTGAGACCACGACGGTTCCATCGATCGCTTCTGTCGAAATCGACCTCTTCACGCAGGACACATCCGTGTCTCAGCCGGTGGCCGTAATCACGCCTCAGTAAGTCTCCCCACCTTTTAACCATAAACGGCTCCCTCTCCGGGGGCCGTTCGCATTTTCGCGAGGTATCATGTCCGCTTTCCCTCTCAGTTTGAACCCGGTCGTAGATGTCACCACCACCGTCGAAGCCGGAGCCATCACCGGCCCTTCTTTCCAAGCAGGCCTGATCGTCGGCAACAGCGGCGTGATCCCCGCGTCGGGCGCGAACTCTCGAATTCGCCAGTACGGATCTACCACTGCGATGCTCAGCGACGGGTACACATCTATCGATCCTGAGTTCATGGCAGCGCAGTTGTACTTCAGCCCGACGCCTACTCCTCCGGCGCTGTTCGTCGGTGCGCAGGACCCGACCGCTGCGAAGACCATCACTGTCGGTGCCACCGCTGGCACCGGGTATGTGGTGGGAGATGTGCTCTCGATCATGCAGGGCTCAGCCTCAGGCGCAACCTTAAAGGTCACTGAGATCGGCGCTGAAGGTGCGGTCACGACTGGCACTCTGCTCACGCAAGGCACTGGGTATTCCGTCGCAAATGGTCTCGCGACGACTGGCGGCACTGGCACCGGCGCGGAGATCAACATTACCGCGATAGGCGAGACACCTCTCCAGGCCGTGACGGCATGTCGTCTCGCTAGCGCCAACTGGTACGGAGTCATGGTCTGCGGATCGAGTGACGCGGACAACGAGGCCATCGCAGCCTACGTGCAGTCGGCATCACCACAGTCGCTCCACTTCTATGGCAGCCAGGACACCTCGGCAGCTACGGATAGCATCTTTGCTCAGCTTCAAACACAGAAGATCGGTCGGTCATTCGGTCACGCGGCCACCACGCAAGGCGGGGGATACCCGAGCAATGTGTACGTCGCAGCCGCTGACATGGGCCGCGCCCTGGGTCTGAACACTGGTCTGCCCAGCTCCAACTTCGTGATGAAGTTCAAGAGCCTGCCAGGCATCGCAGCCGAGCCTTTATCGGAGACGCAGGTTGATGCGCTTGAGGCGCAGAGCGCAAACGTGTATGTAACGCGTGGAAATGCGTTCACTTGGCTCGAACAAGGCACAGTCGCGTCGGGGCAATTCCTCGATACCGTCATGGGCATCGACCGCCTTATTTCGAAGATTCAGCTTGGGGTAACGAACCTTTTCGTAAGTCAGAACGCGGTTCCTCAGACCGATCCAGGCGAGGCTCTGATCATGAACGTCGTGAGCCAGGCCTGCGCCTCTGAAGTGACAACCGGCTTCCTCGCGCCCGGAGTATGGACCGGCACGACCGTCGGCACCCTCACCGCAGGAACTGCCGTGCCGAAGGGCTACCTCGTTCAGGCGCTGTCTTTTGCGACGCAGTCATCGGGCGATCAGCAGGCACGCAAGGGCATGCCGATCACTGTGTGTGTCATCACTGCAAACGGCATCCAGTCAATCGCAATCGGCGTAACAGTTCAGGTTTAAGGGGTAATTCATGTTCCAGTACAGTTTCGCTTCAATCCAGCTCTCCTTCACCCACGCGCTCGCCGGTAACTTTCTGTGGAACGGTGAACAGGCGAACGGCGGCGTCACCATTGCCCCGCTCACTGATCACACCGATCAGGAAACTACTCCCGATGGCGCGGTGATCACCAATTTCATTCCTGGGGATAGTGCGGCGTTCACGGTCACGACCCAGCAGATATCCGCTCTGCATGCCTTCCTTATCGGCTGGCACAATGCCTGCGTCACGGCTGCGAAGTTGGGCGACCTGTCCGACTACAACACCGCTGCAGCCATCGTGCGCGATCCCATCAGTGGCCGCACGCACACGATGCAGGGGATTGCTCCGAGCAAGATCCCCGATACGCCATACAACCCTAAGGCGCAGATGCTGTCCTGGGTGCTCAAGGTTTCCAACCTGGTGACGGAGTAATTAAATGGAAATGCATAAGGACGTTCCCATCGGTGAGCACAAATACCGGATCGGCAGGCTTCCCGCCCGCACCGGTGCGTGGATTCTGCAACTGATCCTGAAGCAGATGCAGGGCTCGCTCACCGAAGCTGACCACGCGAACATTCAGAGTCATCTTCTCTCCGTATGCTCGCGCCTGAAGAACGGCGTCCCTCTGCCAGTATTGCAGGCTGACGGCACGTTTGCGGAGAAGGACCTAGAGTTCGACCTGAACACGGTAGTTAAGCTCCAAGGAGCCGCGAGGGATTTCAACTTCGATGATTTTTTCGCGGAACGGGCTCGCGAGATAAAAGAAGCGAAGGCCCGGGCCCTGAGTTCCGACAGTTCGAGCGAATAGACGCCTTCCTGTTCCGTCCAGTCGTTGCGGGCCTTTGGACGCATAAGGACATCGTCACTGATGTCTTTACGTTTCAGGACCTCCTGGACGCACACGAATATCTCGATGTGCGCGAAGAGAACGCTGAGATACAGAAGGCGTGGCAGGACAGCCTGACGCAAAAGTAGGATCAAATGGAAGAATCCGGAATTTTTGACGAGTACCTTGTAAAGCTCGGCTTTGACTCCGATCCAGCAGGCTATGCCAAGTTCGCATCGACGCTGACCGACGCCGCAGGTATCGCTGCCAGCCGGACCAAGTCAATCGTTGAATCTCTCGGCAAGTGGCAGGGTGCCATTGTCGGCGGATTCGCGGCCATCGGTACTGCTGCTCTCGTCACGATGGACAAGGTGGCTGATGCGGACCTGGGCTACCAGCTCCTCGCCACGAAAATGTTCATCGGCGTGGATGCTGCCAAGCAGCTCTCCATCGCCACGGACGTTCTGGGCCACAGCCTGGACGAGATCGCGTGGAATCCGGAGCTACATCGCCGCTTTGACATCCTTTTGGATGACCAGAAGCGCATGGCCGAGGTCATGGGCCATGGCTACGAGCCAGCACTCCTCAACATCCGCGAGATCCGCTTCCAGTTTTCCAGGCTTCAGGATGAACTCCAGTTCGGCCTCCTGCCGACCCTGGTCTCCGATGTATTCGACGACCTTGGCGGTGGAAACGCTCTCCAGAAGCTGGAGAATCTGAACGATTGGGTCATCGATCATCTCCCAGAGATCGCCTCGACCTTCAGCAAGTACCTTGTTCCGGTCCTGAAGGATGCGAAGGATGTCGGCAGTGATGTCGTCGGCATGCTTGAAGATGCGGGCGTGGCCTTCACGAACTTGGTCGGCCTGATCTCTGGCGATCATTCGATCGAAGGTACGACATTAAATTTTGATCACCTGCTGACCGCTGTAGATCACGTCTCTCACGGTTTCGCGAAGTTTGTGAACACGATTACCGATGCGGAGCGTATTCTCGCTCATCTCGCAAGCGGTACAGCTCTCTTCTTCTCCGGACATTACGAAGAGGCGGCTGCTGAATATAAGAAGGCAATGCAGGACTTCACTGCTGGCAGCGGCGCTGTCCTGGGTGGAGTCGTCGGCACTGGCGCTGGAGCATTTGGCGGATCAGTTGCCGGTGGAGCGATTGGCACGACGATCGGAGCTACGCTCGGCTCCGTGGTTCCCGTATTCGGCACGGCTGCTGGCGGAGCAATAGGTGGAGCACTAGGTACGGCGTTCGGCGGCACGGTAGGTGCGGTCGGCGGTGGCATCACCGGTGCTGGCGGAGGTGCCCTGGAAGGCTGGTGGAAACAGAAGGTTGATCCATCCACCCCGGAGCACGGCTTCTACGTTCCCGACAGTGGAATTAAGAGCACTTCGTCAGGAAGCATCCACGACCTGATCGATTCGCTCGCCTCGAAATACAGCATCGATCCCTCTTTTGCTCATGCCGTAGCTGGCGCTGAGTCCGAAGAGCAGCAGGTCGCAAATGGACATCTGATCACCAGTAACAAGGGTGCGCAGGGCATCTTCCAGCTCGAACCGGGCACGGCTGCTCAGTACGGCGTCGACCCCAGTGATCCCGCTGGAAACATCAAAGGTGGCCTGCAGCTCCTCGCCGATCTCGGCAAGAAGTACAACGGCAACGTTGAAGAGGTCCTGGCGGCCTACAACTGGGGTCAAGGTCACCTCGACAAGGCGATCGCGCGTCATGGTGGATTCGACACGTCCTATCTACCTCGTGAGACCCGGGACTACATCGCCCGGATCGAGTCGCGGATGGGTGGCGACATTCACGTCAGCACCTACGTCTACGCGTCGCCCAATCAGAACGCGCAAGAGGTCGGTAAACAGGCGTCTGACCAGACGATCGCTCAACTCCGTGCTCGTCGGCAGACTACTTCAAACATAGCGATGCTCGGGAGCGCCTTTCAATGACATACCGTCCTCCCGAGTGGTCACAGCCAGCACTGACGGTCATCACCCTGACCTCGGCACCGACCGCCGCGTCATCGTCAACGGATGACCTGAGCAGCGGAGCCTCCGCGAACACATCGGGCGCAAGTGTTCAGCTTGATGACGGGACCATCGCCACACCACAGTTTGTTGATAACGCAACCTTGGGCGGCAGCGCATCCGGTGGATCATCGGGCTCGCTCACATATGTGTACGTATTCGACGCGATCTACCGTGTGCAGCATTCCCGTCGCCTCCGGATGACCGAGCACCCGGTGCAGAGTGGCGCAAGCATCAGCGATCACGCATTTATCCTGCCTGCGAAGGTCTCGCTTGAGATCGGCATGAGCGATGCTATGGACGCATTTACTCCGGGCGTCTTCACTTCGAATGCCAGCAAGAGCGTGTCTGCATACGAGACTTTGGTCTCGCTCCAGACGGGTCGGCAGCCGCTGACTCTCACCACGCGCCTGGACACATACACGAACATGCTGATCGAGAGCATAGACGCTCCCGATACGAAAGAAACGCGGTACGGACTCAAGGCTACCGTCGTCCTCAACCAAATCTTCACCGGCACGGTGACCTCCCAGGGCGTGAGCGCCAGGCCGCAAACAACGGATGCAACGAGCATCGGAGCAAAGCAGCCGGTGCCGGTATCCAGTAACGCTTCGCAGCCGTTCACGAGGACCGATACAACCAACGTCTTCGGCGCGGGCAATGTGAGCAGCGTAGGTAGCGCGGGTGGTTCCTGATGTCTCTTCAACAGATTCCGCTGGATAACTCGCCGCACCAGACCTTCACCGTCTCGCTGAACGTGGACGGAAACAATCTCACTCTCCAGCTCGCCATCAACTTCAACGTTATGTCGGGCTACTGGGTTCTGGGAATTTCTGATGCCCAAGGGAATCTCCTGCTGTCCTCGATCCCACTCCTCTGCGGTGTGTGGCCAGCGGCGAACCTGCTCGCACAGTACAGGTACCTGAAAATCGGCAGCGCATACGTTATCAACCAGGGCTCGACTCTCGACTCACCCGACTCAACCACGCTCGGCAGTCAATTCGAGCTGTGGTGGGGCGACACCGCTGCATAAGGATTCGAAATGAGCACAGCATCCATGCTTCCGTTATTTGGTCGCGTGTGGAGTCTCCAGGTGCTGACCGCTCCCGTTCAGGGACAGGATCAGCGGACCCTGCTCAATGTCTCGACTAGTACAGGATCAGATGACGATAAGGCACTACGCATCGTCTTTGACGTCCACATGACGGCGGGGCACGGCTATCTGTGGGAAGCGAACATAGAAATCTACAACCTGGACCCGTCAACGATGGGCCTGATCACCCAGGGCGCTCAAGTATCGCTCGCCATCGGATACGAGGCGAACGGGGAACCCTCCGAGATCTTCAACGGCTTCGTCTTTCAGCCAACGTTTGAGCGCCGGGATGTAACAGACTTTGTTTTGACGCTACACTGCTTCCTCGGCCTGCTCGACATCGTGAACAACGCCATGAGCGTTACCACAGGGCCTGTTTCGAACCAGTGGGACATTGTTCAAAAAATGGTCCAATCCGCTGGGATCAAGATTGCTCACATTGACCCAGCTTCGTCCTTCAGCCAGCAGAAGCTGCCGCGCGGTAAGACGATATTCGGATCACCGAACAAGCTTCTCGCGCAGATCGCCAGCCAGAATAACCTGCTGAGCTTCTACACTCCCAGCGGCCTGATGATCGGGAAGCCGGGATCATCCTCATCTACTCCCGACCTGACGTTCGCTCCACCTCTCGGGCCCGGGCAGCAGCCATCCAGCGACGAAGCGAGCATCACTCGCTCACTGATCGGCAGTCCGCAACAGACTCAAGACGGAATCGTCTTCCGCGTTCTCGGTGATCCACGCATCCAGATCAGGCTGCCTTTGATGCAGGTCAAGATCGACCAAGCTGTCATTCGGCAGCAGACTTTCACTGTGGGTTCGTTCCCTAAGCTGTCCTCGATCCTGAACCAGGACGGCGTGTATTACATCGCTGGCGTTAATCACCTCGGCGATAGCCGAGGAAACACCTGGGTCACCGAATGCATTGGCATTACGTCAGTGACTAGCCTGTTCCCTCTACTTGGAAATTGAATGTCAATAACGTTACAAGAACGGCTGGCGAATCCAACCACCCCGTGGATGCTGGCGCAGAAGCTCCTGAGCCATGAGCTGCGCGTCGCTATGCCCGCGACCGTGCAGTCCTTCGACGCGGAGACACAGACGGTTGTGGTCCAGCCAGCGATCCGCGAGCAGATGCGGAATAAACAACAAGTGGTGGTGCCGACAACTCTCCCGCTGATTTCGTACGTGCCGATCGTCATCCCGACCGCTGGTGGGTACGCGTTAACGCTGCCGATCCAGGCTGGTGACGAAGGCCTGCTGGTCGTTGCGGATAACTGCATCGATGCCTGGTGGCAGAGCGGCGGCGTACAGAACCAGATCGATCTGCGGCGGCATGATCTCAGCGACGCGTTTTTCATCGTGGGCTGCTATAACCAGACGCGAAAGATCAGCAGCTACTCGACATCAACCGTCCAGATACGCACTGACGTTGGCGATACCGTGGTCGAAGTCGGCAACGGAGAGATCACGATCAAGGCAGCCACTGTCACAGTCCAGGCTGAGCAGGTGAACGTGACCGGCAGCGAGAAGGTCACCATCTCCGGCAACAATCAGACCGTGATCGATGACGTGACTTTTTTACAGCACACACACAGTGGCGTGACTGCCGGTGGTGGTGTAACTGGCCCCGTCGTCCCTTAAACAAGATGGCGGCTTAGGCCGTCGGGCGGTCTTCCGCCATTCGGATGCGCCGATAAACGCTCAAGTGGGGTGCGAAGCCCTGCTCCAATTTATGCCGACCATTACAGTCAGAAAACTCGACAGAAACTGGGACCCAGTATGGGGAAACGGTCAGGATGACTATATCTCCGACGCTGATGCCGTCACCCAGATTATTAAACAGAAGCTCCTATTCTTTCTCGGTGAGTGGTGGGAGGACAGAAGTGCGGGTACTCCGATGTTTCAATCCATCCTCGGAGCGAGCCGCAGCATTGACGCCGTCGCCGCCATAATCAAAAACGTGATCCTGAGCGCTCCTTACGTGACTGGCGTCAGCAACCTCGCGGTGACTTACGTCTCGTCCACCCGCAGCTACACCTACTCCAGTCAGGCACAGACGCAGTTCGGCACGATCACCATCAGCGGAACGTCCGCCTAACTAACCCAAGCTTCATTTCTTTCCGGCTCCCTCTCTGGGGGCCGTTTGCATTTGCGGATAAAAAATGGCATACGCTCCTCCGACAATCACGGCAGCCGGTCTGCAGATCCCTGCCTACGCGGACATCATCGCTTATTACGTCGCCGCCAAGCAATCGATCTACGGCAGCACGATCTATCTGGGCGAGGACAGCCCCGACTATCAGGAGATATCGGCCTTTGCCGCGAAGGTGAACGATGTAATGCAGGCGGTTCAGCTTGTATACAACGCTCGCTCTCCGATCACCGCTGTCGGCTCCGATCTCGATTCGGTAGTCAAGCTTAACGGGCTGGTGCGCGGCGGCGCAACGCAATCCACCTGTCCAGTCACGTTGTCGGGCACCGCAGGTTCCACGATCACCAACGGTGTCTGCACGGATCAGGCGGGAAACTCCTGGGCCCTTCCGGCCTCCATCACGATTGGATCAGGTGGTACTGCCAACGCTACGGCGACGTGCGCCACTCCAGGACCGATATCCGCATCCGTGAACACGATCACATCGATCGCGACGCCGACGGCGGGATGGACATCAGTCACGAACAATGCGGCTGCCACTTTAGGCCAGCTCGTCGAGGCAGACTCCGCGCTGCGTGCGCGGCAGGCGATCTCGGTTGCTCTACCCGGCCTGACCATGCTGCAGAGCACGATAGCTGCTATCGCTGCGACAACGGGCGTCACTCGCTACTTGGCCTTGGAAAACCCAAGTGGAGCCGTAGACAGCTACGGAAACCCAGCACACTCGATCACGGCAGTCGTCGAAGGCGGTACGGATGCTGATGTCGCCCAGGCGATTTATTCGAAGCGTGGTATCGGCTGCTTCACCAACGGCACGACCACGATCAGCGTCAGCGATCCGGTCAATGGTACCGCGATACCTATCAGTTTCGATCGGCCCACATACGTTCCGATCTTCGTGACGATGACCGTGCATGGTCAGAGCGGCTTCTCTAGCTCGACGTTAACGGCGATCCAGACCGCCATCGTGAACTATCTGAACTCGCTCCAGATAGGCGAGTCGCTCAACTACTCCGCTATTTATTTCGCGGCTCAGTCTGTCATGCCGAATCCCTCCCTGCCGCAGTTCTCGGTTAGGTCGGTGGCGATCGGCACGGCTGCTAGTCCGACTGGCATGAGCGATATCTCGATCAACTTCAATGAGGTCGCGCAAGGCGTGATCGCCAACGTAAGCGTTTCAACGGTGTAACTCAATGGCTGAGACAAATGAAGGTTTCGGCCTCGGTGGATTCGGGCAGGGGCCATTCGGCGGAGAGCCCGTCGAGAACCTCCCGATACCGTATTACACCGGGCTCATCACCAGCGAATATCAGGGCTCGACGAAGTTCCAGCAATGGATGAAAGCTCTGCTGCAGCCCCTCGATGATGCGAGTCAGTGTTTAGCGTCTGTGACGCTGGCATTCGATCTCGACCAGGCAGTCGGCGTGCAGCTCGACGTGCTCGGTCAAATCGTCGGCCAGGGAAGAGCGATGACGTTCCAGCCTTCGAGTGGAGCGTCTCCCATCCTCGATGACACGACGTACCGGCTGCTGCTCAAGGCGCGTGTCGCCTGGAACCAGTGGGACGGCACGATCGATGGTCTTCAGACGGTCTGGAAGAACCTCTTTCCCAATGGATCGATATCGATCGAGGACGGCCAGAACATGTCCGCCACGGTCATCCTTACCGGTGCCTTTACTTCCCTGGAACAGGATCTAGTCAACAACGGCCTGATCGTCCCTCGGCCTGAGGGCGTGCTCTACAACATAACGTTCTCTTCGCTTCCAATCCTCGGCTTCGGCCCGACGACCGCAGTCATTGCAGGATTTGGCGTTGGAAAGTTCGCGTAACTAAGGACCACAAATGTCAGCAACCACAAATTTTCAGGTCTGGAATCCCAACCAGGTCAACCAGGATTCGGACTCGGCATATACGTCGGATTCTCTTCGCACTGGCGGAGCCGTGGACGGCGATGTCTTCGAGGCAGTCCTTGCGAACAAGCTGTTCTATCAGGTTTCCACGATGGTCGCGGCTCTGGGCACCATGCTCGCTGATAAGGGATTCACGAACAGTGATTCAAATTTCAATCAGCTAGTCTCTGTGCTCTCGAACATCGTCACGACTGCCGATCAGAAGCAACCTCTGCTGGTCGTATCACCCGGGGCATCGCTCACGTTTGATTGCTCGAAAGCGGACGGCTTTCAAGTCACGCTCAACGCAAGTGTGACCAGCTCGACTGTTGAGAACGCCTCACCGGGGCAGATTGTGACCTTTGTCTTGATCCAAGATGGCACGGGCGGTCATACATTCGCGTGGCCCGCCTCGATCACAGGAACAACTGCGATTGATGCTACAGCGAACATCACAAACGTGCAGAGCTTCATCGCTCGCGCCGACGGAACACTCCGTCCGCTGACCCCGCTGCTCAATAACTAAGTTCCCTCGCCCATTTCGGGTCTCTCCTCAGGAAAAAAAATCATGAAGAAATTCTGTGCCCTCGTGGCGCTCGCGATCTCGTGCGCTCTGCTGTCGATCTCTGCATCTGCCCAAACTGTCACGCCTAATGCTGGACTGCAGGTTCCGGCATACGCAAGCCTGAATTGGCAGGTTCCGGTGATCTTTGACCTGACCCGAATCGACAACATCTTCGGCGGCACGGTATCGGTCCCCTCGATCACGCTCTCTGGATCGATCACGAATGCGAATCAGGCGGCGACGAAGGCATATGTCGATTCGGTAGCCCAGGGATTCCTGCAGGCAAGCGGCGCGACCATGACTGGGCCACTTGTATTGTCGGGAAATCCGACGGCTCCGCTCCAGGCTGCCGATAAGTCGTATGTCGATGCTGCGGTTGCTGCGGGTGGAGGCACAGGCTCTCTCACTGCATCCGCGATCTACACCGCTCTTGGCTACACCCCGCTATCCTCGACTACCGTCCCTGTTCCCGTATATGACTGGACCCACACGGCGGTCCTGAACTACCTGAATGGCGTCTTCTCGGTCGACGGTAACTCGCAATCGAGCTGCACCGTAAGCGGCACAAGTTATACGACAGCTTTTGACTGCGGCCTCGCGAATGCGCGCAACTACGCATCGAACACCACTCTCGACCCGAATCAGACAGACGCGACTCTGCTGGTGGGCAGTAACGGCGTTCTGGCGACAAATCTCGGGGCGCAACTACCCACCTCGACGAGCACTCACGCCACTGTGAACATCGTCGGCAGCGGCATCAACAGCTCCTACCTGCAACTGAGCAGCTCGCTGCCTTCCGGCACTTGCATGATCACCCAGCCCGATGAAGCGACGGCGGGTAACTCTGCATATTTGCACATAGAAGGTCTCACGCTCGACCTGAACGGCAATGCAGACTGTGCGATGTCTATCGATGGCGTGAAGTCGAGCATCTTCCGGAATATCAAGGCGATCAACACGCGCACCACAGCAGCGGGCTCCGGTGGGTTCGTGTTTAAGTTTGGTGGGACCACGGCAAGCGGGGCGGTCTACGAAGCATTCCTCGAAAACATCATCACGGATGGCACCGCTGGTGGTTACACACCCGCCGCGATCTCCTGCGCCACCCTCACGACCGCTGGCAATCCTGTGTGTACGGTGAGCAACGGTGGCAGCTATCCGAACGGCGTCGGTCAAGTACAGACCTGGGGCGTTGGAAATGGATCGGGTGCGTGCTCGACTTATCCAACATGGTCGCTCACGTTTAACGGCACTACGCTCACCGCCGTCACCGCATCGGGCGGCGTCTGCATCGGCCAGGTCTATCCAGTAGTTACTCCCCCGGCAGTCGCTGACAATGCCTTTCTCTTCAATAGTGGTTTCACTGATAGCACGGTAAAAGACGTGCGGGCGGTAGTTTCCACGAATTTCGCCGCAGTGAAAGTACTCGGGCATCCGAATACTTTCATCCACTATCACGCTTATGCCGGTCAGCCCGTGGGTTTCGAAGATCACGGCAACGATGTCTGGCAGGACACTGAATGCGACACATTGGGCGGATTCTGCGGAGCGATCGAAGGTCCCGAGACGCTGGTATATGGCACTCAGGAGATCTTCAACAACTTCACCGCGACTCAGGGAAGCTCCCTGTTCTACGTCGACCAGAGTGTCACCGCTCCGACCTTCTACGCGAACGGTGTCACCTGCAACGGCAATAGACAGACAGTCGGTGGATATCACTCGCTCGTGATCGGCACAGGACTTCCGTACAGCAATACATCGGCTACGGGCGGCGCTGTCGACACTGGGTACTCGATTCCCAGCGGCGTGCAGATGGAGAATGTCTACGACTGCTCGTCGCAGCCGACCGTCAACGCCTTCATCTCGCATATCGGCTCGACTCAGTTGGAAGGTCCTGTCCACTTGACTCCGCAAAATGTGTCTTCGGCCACAATCACCGGAGTTAACTCTCCTGTTCTCTATCAAGATGGGTATAGCTTCAATAGTGGCGCGAACACTCTCGTAAGCTGGGCTTCGGGCCATGCTGATGGCCCCGGATACAGCAACTTCTATATCCAGCCGCCTGACAACATCGGGAGCACGCAGTACGAGCTGAAGCCTCCGAGCAACGCCAGCTCGACGACGAACTACAACTCTGTTCCCTGGCTGCTAGATGCGAGCGTGTGGCATGCGGGTGCGGCCCTTTCCTCAAGCCTCAAGTGCCAGATTGTGGCAGGAACAGGCACCGATCCGACGGTCGAGGCTCGCTGCAGTCATGGAGGCGCTGATACTGGCGCATTCTTCGTGTCGTTTCCGCATATAGGTGGCCCGAGTTATTACGCCGCTCCGTCGGCTGCTGCTGGCGCTGCTCTAGGTGGTTCCACAATCAGCACGAGCGGCAATGACACGGACTTCACGGTCAGCTTCACGACGGGCGCTACGCCTGCAACAGGGGCGCTGGCCACGATGACCTTCGCGAAGCCATGGAGCACTGCTCCTCGGTGTACCACGCCGACGGCTAAGAACGCGGCGTCTGCAGCAGTGGTGCCTTATCTGTATCTGACCGAGACGACAACAACGATCTCGATCTCGACGACGACAGCGCTCGCGGCCTCGACGGCTTATCAGTTCGATCTGTTCTGCGCTCAGTAATTCGGAGAAATATGAACAAGCTACTTTCCATCCTTGCGGTGTTGGGCCTCGCTGTGCCTGCTCTCGGTCAGACGACCAATGTGGTCGCGACTAACCTGCAGATCTTCAATACGCGAGGCGGCAAGCTGACGGGCTCTGTGTGCATGCAGCCTGTATATAAGAATGCTGCGTCTGCGTTCTCCGCCGATGGCACAGCTCAGGTGCTACCTGCTGTGGCGTGTTTTCCGGTCTCGAACGGAAGCCTGAATTTCTCGGTGCCCAGCACTGATTCCGCGAACCCACAGGTTTGTTACAAGACCTACCTGCAAAGCTCGAACGGGACTCAGATCTACCAGTGGCAGCAGCCGCTGTGCATATCCGGGACCACCTTCAATCTCGATCAGTACGCGCCCACCCAGGTCGTGACTGTCACTACGCCTTCGCTGCAGTACACCCCTAATGCTCCGTCGGGGGACTGCGGCTCTGCTATCGCCCTCGACGTTTCTGGTGTTGTTCCTACTCTGTCCCTGTACGCGTGTTTAGGTCACTCTTGGGCCCTCATGCCTCAGGGCGGTGGTGGAAGCTCAGTGATCCTGCAGACGGCTGGCACAAACAACACGCTCCAGACACTGCTGAACTTCGTCGCTTCGACCGCGAATGTCTCCGGCCTTACGATCACGCCTTCCAACCCGAGCGGCGGCGTCGAGAGGTTTGAAATCACCGGCAGCCCGACCACACTGAACGGTGTGACGCCGGGCAATATCATCAGCCACAACGCCTCGGACTTTGATGCCAGTGGCGCTGCGGCGAATGCGGAGGCTGCCGCTGTTGCGTCCAGCTTGCAGCTCGCAGGCGGGACCATGACTGGTGCTCTAACCTTGGCGGCTGATCCCACGACGAACCTTGGAGCAGCAACCAAGCAGTATGTCGATGCTCACAGCACGCAAGCCGTCGAATCAGACACGGTAATCCTAGCTGCAAGCAACTCCCCGCAAAAGGCGCAGGCGAATGTAGTTTGCTCGGGCACGGCGGATCAGACTTGCATCAACAATGCGATCGCCACGTATTGTCCTAACGCCTCTGCTGGCGTGACTGGATGCAAGATCACTCTGCTCGATGGCGTGTACAACATCTCCGCTCCCATCGTGATCGATTCCGATGATGTGACCCTGACAGGCACGCATCACTGTATGTGGGGTGGCTGGAACCACAGCTGGGTTAGCACGAGCAGTCCGGCAGGTGCGATAGGCACTGGCTGCGCTCAGATCAGAGCCTCGGCCACCGGCTACGACATCATCGACCTCGCGAATACCACCCCTGCAGGAACGGGTTCAGACACGTATCGGCATCGTGGCATCCACATCCATTGGCTATATCTCGTGGGCGACGGCTACACGGGATACGGCATAAACCTGGGTGGCATGGCTGACTTTTGCTCGATCACGGACAACGTGATTCAGCGAGTCGCGACCGGTATCGGCGTCACCTTGGATTCTCCGACGATTGCAGATAACTCGCTGCAAGACATCAGCGGCGACGCGCTCGATATAGGCCAAAACACCGTCCTTGCGCGGGCCTCCGGAAACCTGATCTTTGACATCGGGCGCTACGGCATAGCGAATGAGGGATATAGCACCGTCATCGAAGGCAACCGCATTGGAGATACTGCGAACACAGGAGTATTCAACTCGGGTCGCTCAGCTACGATCACCGCGAATGTGTTCGGTCCGATCGTAGGCAGCGCGATCTATCTGCAGTACTCGTCTAACTCCGTCGTGTCAGCGAATACGATCGATTATTGCGACATAAACATGGGCTTCTACACAAAGCTGCCAGACACGAGTGATGCAATTGCGGCGGATTCGAACACGTCAGGTCTGGCGGTCACCGGAAACACTCTCTGCACCTTACCAGTCGAGGGTGGTTATGCCATCAACGTGGCGGCAGCGTCCAACGCGGCGGTGAGCGGCAATTCGATCACTGGGTTCTGGAATGGGGGAGCTGGCTCTATATCGCTAGGCACTGCCGCGAACGCGGGGAATGCAGCTCAAACCCCTGCTCTTAACCCCATCGTCGCTGCGTCATCCGTCGCGCTATCAGGTCGGTATGTAGCCTCGTCGATCACCGGTGTGGCGTCTGGCTCCGCGATCACATCCTGGCCAGACAGCTCTGGCCTGGGAAGAAACCTGAGCATTCTCAGCGGCAGTGGTCCAAAATATGAAGCCACGTCGCTCGTCCATAGCGGTCCTGCTGTACGGTTCAACGGGACGAACGACGCACTGGGCAATCTCACGTTCATGACGGCTGCTGGGACATCAGCCAAGACAGCATTCGCTGTTTTCAGCCTGTCGACAACGGCAGCAGCGCGTGGCCAAAACGTTTCTGTATTCAACGGTTACAGCAGCTTCAATGCTGGGTTCATCAACGCAGGTGGAAACACTGTCTGCATGTTCACCAGCGGGGTGGGATGCGCGACGCAAACGGCTGGCGCGACCTCCACCACTTACGTGGTGGAGTGGGTTTGGAACGGCACCAGCTCTCGTATCGCGGTGAATGGAGCGAGCACGAGCTTCAGCGAGGGCGCATCCGGCTGGCTGAGTGGCCTGGTAATCGGCGCGAACGCCTCCTACACCAGCGAATTCTTCCCTGGCGATATCGCAGAAATCGATGGGTACACAGGTGCTGCCTCCACTACGGATGCGGCTGCGATCGGCGCTGCACTTTGCAGCGCGTATGGCGTCACCTGCAGCACAACCTGGTAACTAAACAACCTGGCCGCCCTCGGGTGGCCTTCACTTTTGAAATTCAACAAAGGGCCTAACACAGAAAAATGAACATGACCGCCATCATCTCTCTCCTCGCTCTCATCGCTTCCTACATCGGCTGGCAATGGCGGACGCACGAGCGCACAACAACACTCGGGCTCCAGATCCGCACATGCGAAAACAAAGACGAGCAGCATGACGAGCGGCTGAGCAAGATCGAGACTGAGCAGCGGGAGCTTCGCGATGCCCACATCCGCCAGGACGCGACGATGGCTGGAGTGCTGGCGGATGTGGCAAAGATGGATGGTAAGCTCGATCGCCTGATCGAGTCGCGCAGCTAAGGAAAGTCATGAATACCCCTACTTGCTTCCTAGCAGCAATCCAACGTTCGATTGGATAAAAATCACCAGGAAGATGAAGGTGATAAGCAGGCTGAGCTGCGCCACTGAGCTAAAGATGCGGGCCAGTGTATCCGACCGTTTATGAAGCTCAGAGACGTTCGTCGCTTTAACAAGAGATATTTGATTTAGCTGCTCGGTGGTGGGCATCACATTCGGAATTTCGAGAAGTCGCAGCTTCAATTGTGTTTCTGCTATCAGTAAGGCTGAGGTGGACTCAGCGTGCTGGCGCGCCAGCATAATATGTGGCGTGCTCAACAGCCCTGTGGTTATCGTCACGACTAGCAGCCAGCACGCTGCGATAAGCACATGAACGTGTTGCGCCGGATGACCTGTGCTCAACCGGCTTCCGATCGCGGCAACTACTGTAAAGGTGAGGGTAAGGGTGCCTCCTGCCAGCAGGATGATTCTGTCCATGTATGCGAGTTGCGACGCGTAACGCTTGTCACTGCCAGAATGCAATGTCGACAGGTGTGTGATCATGTCGCGGAATATTGCTGCGACTCTCTCGGCTTGACCCGTAGTAGGTTCCGGAGGTGCTGTTGGTTCCTGAGGCGTCGTGGTTGCTTCTGGCGTCATCCCACTCATTGGTTGGAAACCTTCCTCTGTCGCAGGGTAGGCTGGTTAGGCACGTCTTCAATCAGATTCATTGATTACAAGCGAGACCAGGACACCAGGCACGTCGTGGTGGTTACTCACTTCATCATCAGGCATAGCCTCTTGTCTCCGTGCTTCGAATAAGCCCTCGACTATCATTGTCAAGGCTTGGTATCGCGCATCGTTTTGATGTGTTATCCACATACTTCCGCAGGCTGCGCACGTCCGCCGTCCAAACATGGCGGCCTTGATTTCGCTTTCAGCCCTTTCGCGTGACATCGGAAAGCTCATCTTCGAGCCGCAGTCTCGGCAGGCGAATTCAAGGGCAGTGAAATCGGAAATGCGATACGACTTGGTCTTTTCCATATAAATGTGATGGTCCATTCTCCTCCGACTTGAAAGCGTAGCAGAGTCTCCTTTCTTCCGCCTGCTCAAGATCGACTGGTCGAGGCTGAGGTTGAACTTCATTCGACGGCTCAGAAGTCGAAGCTTCGGTTCTCCGGTTTAGGTGATCGTTTCTTTCTAGGCGGCGGCGGATCGAACTCTCCGTCCATATCCATGCCTTCCAGTTCCCACAGCTCTTCATCGGTGAGCTGTCGCCCCATCTCGACGACGTTATCCGGCATCAGTAAATCTGGACTGTCGTTCTTCACATTCCCCACGTCCTTGCTCACCCTCCATGCGGTCATCTTCTCAGCGTCAAACGGGCGAAGTAGATCGAGCGGCGGACGGTCAGGATCTCCGCGAAGCCAGCGATCGTAATCCTTCTGCGGAATGATCACCGGCATCCTGTCGTGCAGCGGTTGAACTACTTCGTTCGGATCGGTGGTAATCACCGTGAACGTCAGTAGTTCCGTCGCTGTTTTTCGATCTGTCCACTTCTCCCATAGGCCAGCCAGCGCATACGGATGGCCGTCTTTCATCGCGATCGCGAAGGGCTGCTTGTTCTTCGCGTCGATCTTCACCCACTCATAAAAAGCATCCGCAGGCACAAGGCAGCGGCGGTACTTGATGGCTTCTCTGAACGCTGGCGCGGTGGTGATCGTCTCCGCCTTGGCATTGATCGTGCGTAGGCCGATCTTCTCGTCTCTACTCCAGTAAGGAATCAGTCCCCACCGCATGAGCACTAGTTCGCGCTCACGGGTGTCTCGATTCAATCTGACGACTGGCTGAACGGTCCGTGGCGCGACGTTCCACGACGGCCCGAAATCGGGCAGGGAAGGACCGTGAACAGCGAAGTGCTCTGCAATGCGTTGTTTGTCAGAACGGCGTGCGTAGCGACCGCAAATGATGCCACCTCCGACTCATAACTCGCCGCTGTAAGTAGCCTCTATGATGCGTCGCGCCAGACTCACTGAGTGGCTAATGATGCTCCGCGCCATAGGACTGTTCATGAGCCTTTGGTCAGAAAAATCAAGGCGTGCGAATTTCACGGCGGCGATCATGCCAGCGACCACTGCCACAGTCGAGGGGCGAATCGATTCCTTTGTCTGCGTCATTGTCGACTCTGTAGAGATCTCGTCACGTCCCAGGACGGTTGGCCGAGGAATACTTCAGTCGAGGCGATGTAGGAGCGGCGCTCCAGGCACACGGGGCAGCGGACCGTGACGGAGCCGACGGGAGCGTCAACAGCAATAGGGATGCACCGCTTGCACCCCTTGCATCGGACGACTTGAACTCGATTGCGCTCAGGAGCTGGCATACCCACAGGGTAGCGCTGAGGGCTGTGAAAAGGCAAACAAAAGGCGAAAACGGTTGGCGCTTGTAAATCAGCGGGGTCCTCCATCGCGTCCTTGAAGTGGCTGGGTTGTACGAATCGTTTAGGCGAAGTGCTAAGTTAACTCGACTTGAAATCTAGTAAGACCGGCTTCCGAGTCGGCGCAAAATCTTCGTCCACGATTGCCGCGTTCACAAAGAGCGTGGTTTTGGTCGACAGCGTGCCGTACGCGCTGTGCACGTGCCCAAAGCAATGCAGGCGAGGCTTGATGCGGAGCACAGTACGTCGGAGAGCGGCACATCCCTGGTCCGCATCCAGCACACCCTGCGGCGCTCCGTGGGTCATCAGGATGTCGGTATCGGCGGGGATGGTGCTGTACAGCTTCTCGCGATCAGCCTCGTTGCTCATACCGAACGCTCCGCCGTAGAGCGGGGTGATTGGGCTACCAAAGATCTTGATACCCTCGATCGTGACCGACTCATTGAGCAGCAGTGTTGCGTTGCTCAGACGTCGCCGCCATCCCTCCGGATCTGCCTGCACCGGATACTCGTGATTCCCACAAGTTACGACCTTGAATCGGGCAGGCTGCTCGCCGATCCAGTCGTTGAACGCGTCCATCGCCGCGACACTTTTTCCGAAAAAGGACCAGTCCCCACAGTGGAGCAACATTTCGCACGGAGGGATCGTCAGCTCATTTTCGAGCTGGTGCGTGTCTGAGACTATGCAGATGCGCATTCGGAGGGGAAGATCGGTGGCCAGCAGGTCGCGTCAACAGCCTGCTGGCCTTCGCTCGGGTGCTACTAAATCGGTAGAGCCCACTGCACCGGGAGGGACGCAACCCTTCCCGGTCCAGAGTATAGCCAGCGATCTGAAATCACGCAAATACGCACAGTTTGAAAAGACGAAGCCCGCCCCTGATCGTTCGCAGCCGATCAGGGGCGGGCTTTTTGTGCGTGCACGCATAAGACTAGACCTGCGAGAAGTGTGTCAGTAAGTTGGTCCGTCATGCATCATCTGCTGTGCATCGTCCATGTCCCACTGAAGGTCCTGTAAAGCCCAGTTCAAGTTATTTATCTGCGTTTGGCGTACCGTCCTACGCATTTCTGCCGCAGAAACTGGTCTTCTATAGGCCTTCTTGGTTGCATCATCTAACATTTCAAATTCCTCGGCATCGTTGTACGCGACTCCGGGGAGGGTGCAGTCAGTCGTCAGGTCGTCTGATTCTTCGTTGCACCCTGGCGAATCCTTCCTCCATCGATAAAGTGAATCTCTGTAGAAGTCTGCGCCGTTCCAAAGGAATTCCGTGTCTTGTCTCCGCGCTCTTGCGGGAGTCACCGTAGCCCTACGCTTTGGAAGAACGTGAGATGCCACTAGCTGTTTTGGCTCACCCGCATCCTCCCACCTATCAGCGGCGGTCGCGTCGTCAGCAGTGAGCTTACAGACCTCGGGGTACTCGTTCGGGCCAATAGTGTCTTGCCCGGGTACACATCTTTGAGGGCCACTATCCCTGACCCACTGTCTCTCCCTTTGGGCGTCCTGCGTGTATTCCAGGCGGTACCGAACCCCGCCAACCCAATAGATGTGGTGGTTCTTCCGCTGCACTGGCTGTTCTGAGGTTGAGCTGGCCGCCTGCGGAGCGTCAGGGGATACGCTCCGATGTGCGATGACAGCGAAGACGATGAAAATGACAAGGCCCACCAGAAGCAGGGTCTTCGCCGGGCGCTGCGGGTCACGGGTGGGTGGTGGTGAGTCGAGCAAGCTATTCAT